AACTGCGTTGTGTTGGTAGCGCTCATGTCGACACTCTCCTTAGTTTCCATCCTGCACAGGCAGGTCGCTGTTGCCGTTCAGAAGAACGGCGTTGTACAGATCGTCGGTGTATGCCGTAGCATCGTAGCCGTCCAACTCCTGGGCGGTCTTCTCGAACGAATCCATCTTTCCCACGTTGTAGGCATAGTATCTCAAGAAGTCGTATTGCCTGTCCAGTTCTTCCTGCAGCGGGCATATGCCCCCACCTGTCTGCGACCAAACCAAGACCTTTCCCACGGTCGCATTCGCTATCAGCGATTCGAGGTACTGTTCCAGGATATCGTTCTGGTCGTCCGAATAGTCCTTGGCTCCCTGCACTTCCTTGTCAACGTACACGTACAACGCGGACAGTTCCTTCTCTATGTCCTTTATGACCTGCTGAATCTGCTCGATGGTGGCGCTGTCGCCAACCACGTCTATGAGTTCGTTCAGCTTGTCGACGACCTTCGCCAGGACTTCGTAGTAAGACAGTTCGTCGGTGTACACCGCAGGAAGCACCCTTTGCGTGAAGAACCTCAAAGGCGGTATCCTTACGTTCGTCGCCATGTTCCCTCCTTTCACCATATGGTCATGAAGCATTGGGCCAGTTCACGGTCATGCACTATGTCGTTGTCGATGTTCAGGAACGTTTCGCGGTACAGCTTCAGAAGTTCCGACTGCGGCCGGGAATATCCCGTCTCGTCCCTCTGAACCATGTTGTCGTAGCTTCCCGTGCTTTCGTTCGACGCCTTGCCGTTGGCCCTTTCCGTGTCGAACGTCGCGTTCGTGGCGTATTCCAGGCTCTTCACCTGGTCAGGTATCATCTGGCTTGATGGCGTGTCCTGGTAGACGTTCTGCGTGTCGGTTGACGATTCCGTGGTTCCAGAACCCATGTTCTCGGCCGTTCCCCATGCATGTTCCGTGTGGGACAGGTTGCGGTCGCCCAAAGGCTCCATTCCAAGCGCAAGCAATTCGGATTCGTACAGCTGATTGTAATACGGCATGATCAGATGCATGGCGTCTCTCACGAACATGCGCCATCTCGCAACCGTCTCGGCAGCTATCTCGCGCGTGTAGTAGTGCCGTATGATCTTGTCGTTCAGAATCTTTCTGTGGGTTTCTTCGAATATCGGATAGTCTGCAAGTCCCACTTCCGAATACACGCGCTCCCACATGGATTCCTCGTGCGGAGCGCCGATATCGTCAAGGGCCTGTTCCACCACCCATCTAAGCTGTGTCGTGTACCTGCTCATCTTCCACCCTTCAATGCCGCCTTGAGAGTCTGCCAGAGATTGCCTCCACCATACCCTGTGTTCCCTCCCTTGTCAACCGTTCCGCTCTCCATTCCTGCGACGGGCAGCGTACCCTCCTTGTCCGTCCTGATGTACATGCCGCTTCGGAATTCAACGTCGATGTCCAGCCCGAACATCTCGTTCACCTCCTTGCAGAACTGTTTCCTGCTGTTCAGGCGCGTGAACCTCTGGGCCTCCACATCTCCCATGTTGCCCATCACCTCGGGGGACACCATGCGTTCCTTCTTGTCCGTGTTGGTGTTCTCTATTCCCAGGTACGTCAGCGCCTCGTTCCAGATCTGGTGCTTGACCACCTGTATCTTGTCGGCCACGTAGGGCGAAACCGTGTCCAGAACATCCACGCCGGTCAAGTCCAAGTCCTTGTCTGCCCAGCACACGGGCATGAACCCGTCCACCTGCGCGAAAAGGTTCTGCAGGGACAGGCGTTGCTTCTCGCTGCACTTCACGATGCGAGGCGTCTTCTGCTGGGCTATGTTGGTGTACACGCTGCGTTCGCACTGCCACAGCATCTTGGCATACAGGTCGAGTTGAAGGAACGTGGGGGTGCCTATGTTGTCGTTGAAGCAGATCACCGAATTGGTTATGTCGAACTTCATCGTGGCATGGTTGGGGTCTACCGTGTACGCCCAACGCTCCTTGGGAACGTTGTAGATGTCGAAGGGGCCAGCCATGACCATTCTCAGCATGGCATAGCCATCTGGCGAGCGCTGTTCGGGGTCTTCCTTGATGGCCTCGTCATACACGAACAGGCACATGCCGTTCGCCAAAAGCCACCTCTCCACCATCCTCTCGTTTACGCCCTTCGGGAGGTTCTTCCATTCGAAGACGGAAACGGCCAGGTCGTACAGACGCCACATGTAGGACAGGTACGTCTCGTCGTTGAGCCAGTCGTTCTCACGCTGGACGGCGTTTCCAGCGACTCTCTTCGGCACCCTGCCGTCGGGAAGCCTGAATCCCTCGTACATTCCAGGGGTAAGCATTGCATGTCCTCCATCAGACTATCGAATTGTCAAGCGCGTAGTTGCCCACGTCGTTCACGTGCCAGAAGGTGATACCTCGATCGAACAGGCGGTTTATCTGAGCCAGCGTTCCGGCTGGAACCTTGCCGACAACGGACGCCCCGTTCGTCTTCACGTAGTTCCAAGACCTGCGGCCCACGACGTTGGGAACCTTGATTTCGCCAACGCTGTAGCCGTACATGGAAAAGTAGTCGTCTATGACCCTTGCTATCTCGGCGCGCGGCCTGTACACCCGAAACCAAGTCTGGTACATTCCCGAGTTCAAGGACTGCGCGGAAGACGATATTGTTCCCTTGAGGGTGTTCGGCGACAACGAAGCCTGTGCCAGACCTGCCTTGGCGTTCCTGTACTGGTTCTCCCATGCGGTTTCCGAATTCGCCAGGGCATTGGCCGAACTCGCCACGCCGCCTATGGCAGAACCCACGGCCCCGACGCCCGCACCGAGGGCAGCACCCCATCCGCCTCCTACGAGCGCTCCGCTCATTGCCCCGCCTACGGCTCCCTGGGCTATCGAGGCCATCACCGAATTGGCGTTCGTCTCCAAGTTCGTGGAAAACGAGTTCCGGCTGTTCGCAATGGATGCGCTCAGCTTCTCCCCGTAACCGCCGGAATACATGTTGGCGAACGTCTGGTAAACCCATGTGACGGTAGGCCATGACGGGAGGGATATGCTCAGATCCTGTCCCTCTCCGCCCATCCCGTTATAGTCCATCGGATACAGGAACGGCGACGTGTCCGGTTCCCATGCCGACACCTCGCTGAAATTCAGGGTGGCGACAGAACCCCTTCCAAGCCCCTTCACGGAGGAAAAGTATTCCAGCGAATACTCCTGTTGCGAAATCGAGGTGGATGCCACCAGCTTGGAGAACGGGTAGGTGAAAAGCTTGTTGTTCTTGGGAACGTACCCGTCGCAGTCGTCGAACGGCACCGTGAACGAGTGTTCCCGGACGGCAGCCGTGGAATCGACCCTGTTCTTGAGCCAGAACCCGAACCCGTCGTCCTTGTCGTACAGGCGGAACACCCCTCCCCATGAAACCATCCAGAACGGAACCATCCACGCATCGGCCACGGCGTCCTGCTGCCCGTTGTTCGACAGCGCCAGCATGAACGATTGGAAGTCAACCAGCGCGTCATGTCCTGACATGTTCGCGAACACGGAACGGGAAGACCCGGAATTGAGCAACCCGTACAAATCTCCCTTGTTGTTCACGTATCCGCTGGAAGTCGGTTCCACCACGCATGAAACCACGGTGGCCCAGCTACCCTCGTCCAGTATGTCCAGGCTCTGCTGCTTGAGCATTCCCGGGTTTATGCCCTCGTCCCTCAGATTCCTTCCTATGGAATCGTCGTTCACATGCTCCCTGTCCACCATGCACGCTTTCACGGTGCAGTCCGGAAACCACGTCTGCATGATGTCAAGGGAAAGGTGCAGCCTTGACGAGTTGGGATTGACGTATTCCACGTCCGTTATGAAGGAGTAGAACCACCTGTCACCGTAGTTCTCGTTCTTGAACATGCAGTAATTGTACCCGTACAAGGTCTCGGCATTGAACGGCACCACTATGGAATCGTCGACCCGCTGGTATGTGTAGTCCTCTCTCCTTAGCGACATGGGGCAGAGGGCGGCGAAATACTGCTGTTGGGCTTCCCTGTCGGAGAAGTACCGCACATGCCTGTACGACGGGTCGAAGGGAACAGTGCCTATGTAGACGTTGGTTGACGGTTGAAATGGCATGAAGGCCTCCCGGATGCGAGGACTGAAAAAACAGTCCTCGCTTTCTGACTACTCGGATACGGTGATGGCCGCGGAAGCCGACTGCTTGGCGTCCGCAATGCTCGTTGCCGTGACGGTCAGCTTCGTGGCCGTCTCGTCCTTGGCGACGTGAACCTTTCCGGCGTCGGAGACGTAGGAACCCGTGGAGGCGTTTCCTTCAAGCGTCCACTGAACGCCCTTGTTGATCACGCCGGTTCCCGTCACGGTCGCCTCGATGGCCAGGTCTGCTCCCTTGGGAAGGGTCGCAGCCGTGGGCGAGACGGCGAC